TGCTTGTACTTCGCGGAAAGGTTATCTAACCAAAGACCAATAAAGACGGAAGGGAGATCAGTCAAAATAACGGCAATCTGCAAGCCAGTGCCAAGATAGGAAAAGACATGATCGCTGAAACCTTAGCAGGTATTGCCCTTTTTAAAAGTGCCGTCAGTGGAATTAAAAGCGCTATAGGCACAGCCAATGACATTGGTGAGATAGCTGGTTTCATAGAGAATTTGTTTGAGGGCGAAAAACAGGTACAGCAAGAGAGAAGTAAAAAATCTGGCGTTGGTGGTGTAGGTGATCAATTTGGTGTAAAATCAGTAGCAACTGAGATTATCAATGCAAAGCTCGCACAAGAGCAAATGCGTGAGATAGCGTCAATGATCGACATGAGATTTGGCCACGGCACTTGGAAGGGCATAACGGAAGAAAGAGCAAAGAGAATAAGAGAAGCGAAAGAAGCTGAGATCGCTGCTCGCAAAGAGATGCTTAGAAAGGCTAAAGAGACGGAAGAAACTATAAAGATGGCTGTCGGCTTATTTGTTATTCTTGCAGTTATAATAGGATTCTTTTTGTTCTTGATGGTTTCGATAGCTAAAGCAATGGGAATGTAGGGAAGGTCATGCCGTTAAAGAAATCTCAGAAAAGCCTCAAAGCTTGGACAAAACAGAAGTGGACAACGAAGAGTGGCAAGCCCTCCACGCAAGGGTCAAAAGCAACCGGAGAACGTTATCTACCGGCATCAGCTATTAAAGCCCTCTCGTCTAAGGAATATGCGGCCACCACGGCTGCTAAAAGAAAAGGAACTAGAGCTGGTAAGCAGTTCGTCCAACAGCCTAAAAAAATACAGGCTAAGGTAAAAAAACATAGGAAGGTTAAGTAATGGCTGTTGTCACACCAGATCTGCCAGAAATATTTGAAGAGGCGTTTGAACGCGCTGGTCTGGAGTTGCGGTCTGGCTATGACTTAAAGACTGCTAGGCGCAGCCTTAACCTATTAACATTGGAGTGGCAAAACCGTGGACTTAATTTGTGGACTATCGATGCTGGCACACAAGCTCTCACAGCAGGCACAGCAAGCTATACAATGCCTTCGGACACTATTGACCTCATTGAGCATCAAGTGCGGCAAGGTACTGGGACAAATCAAATCGACACTAGTCTTGAGCGCATCAGCGTTTCTACATACGCTCAACAAACTAACAAAAACACTGAAGGACGCCCTACTCAAATCTTTGTCGAGCGCTTGGCGACTTCTACGCAAGTTACTCTGTGGCCTGTGCCGGATAGTAACAGCTATTCTCTCGCGTATTATCGACTTCGTGGAATCGATGGCCTTGCGTCTGGAGTAACAGGAACCGCCGACATGCCTCCAAGGTTTGTGCCTTGTTTGGCTGCTGGGCTTGCTTACTACATTGCAAGCAAGAAGCCTGAGTCAACTGGTCGTGTGCCAGCATTAAAGCAAGAGTATGAGTTTCAGTTTGAGTTGGCGGCAGGGGAAGACCGCGACAGCTCATCAATTAAGTTTGTGCCATATGATACATTCTATTTGGGTGGCTCTTAATGTCTTACGCAAAAGCTAAATACGCCTTTGGCTTCTGTGACAAAACCGGGTTTAGGTATCCCCTAAAAGATTTGGTTGATGAGTATAACAATGGGACAAGGACGGGGTTTCGCGTTGGCAGAGATGTTGTTGACCCGGATCACCCACAAAACTTTTTAGGCAGGGTAAAGATCAACGATCCGCAGTCTCTGCAAAACCCAAGGCCAGACACATCGCATGATGGTTTGTTTGGTTTTAATCCTGTGGGCAACCCTGCCCAGTATTTAATAGGACAGGTTGGAACCGTCCTAGTGACAACAAACTAGAGGTGCGTTATGCCAGTTAAAATTAGAGAGCTAGATCCTAAAACAGGTAAGCCAAAAAACAAAATGCCTTTGCCAAAGCCAAAGCCACGGCATGCCAACCCTAAGCATCCAATGAACACGGAGCGCACAGGTCCTTTGCGTAAAGCTAAAGGTGGAAAATTAGAAATGGTAGAAAAAGGCGGAAAGAAAGTTCCTTTCTTTGCAGCAGATGGAGTAGGCAAGATGGCCTCTGGTGGTTCTATGAAGATTAAATCAGGAGACACCCTGTCTCAGATTGCTAAGTCAAAAGGCATTAGCCTGAAGTCTTTGCTTGCGGCAAATCCAAGCATTAAAAACGCTAACAAGATTCGCGTTGGTCAAAGCATTAAGATTCCGGGCGCTGAAGCTGGAAAAGCCGCCAAGACTAGCAACCCATATAAGGGCATGAGCCGTGTGCAGATGGCCGATATGGATGTGAAGAACAAATCCGAAAAGCGTCAGCGTACAGCAACTCGTTCTATGCAGACACAGGCCAAGATGGGTACAGGCATGACCCCAACCCCAAGCAAGGCTAAAGCTACCATTGAGAAGAAGTCAGGTCGTGAGGCAATGTTGTCCAAGGCCCGTAAGTTGCGTGATAGCAAGAAAGCTGCACCTAAAATCGCGCCAAAGAAAGCGGCCCCAAGCATGAGCGGAATGCGCGATGATGATTACGCAGCAAGAAGTGGTGGCATGATGAATAAAAAAGTCATGGCCTACAACAAGGGTGGCGTCATGCGCGGCACAGGTGCCGCCACTAAAGGCAAGGGCTTTTCTGGCTGCTATTAATAGGAAGAAGTTCAAATGAACTATTCACAACTTGTACAAGCTATTCAGGACTACACGGAAAACGATGAGACAACCTTTGTCTCTCAGATACCAACGTTTGTCCAGCAGGCGGAGCAGCGTATTAATAGATCGGTAATGATACCGGATCTAAGAAAGAACGTTGCTGGTGTTTTAACAAGCGGCAATAGGTTCTTGGCAACGCCTTCTGATTTCTTGGCTGTGTTTTCACTTGCGGTTATTGATGCTACTAATGATTATCATTTCCTTTTGCATAAGGATTTGAACTTTATCAGAGAGGCTTATCCAGCTACAGCAACACAGGGTCTTCCTGTTCATTACAGCATATGGGATGACACATCATTTATCGTGGGGCCAACACCTGATATAGACTACAATGTGCAGCTTCACTATTACTACGACCCTCAGTCCATTGTCACAGCATCAACAAGCTGGATAGGTGACAATGCTGACACTGTTCTTTTATACGGCAGTTTGATTGAAGCTTACACTTTCATGAAGGGCGACCCTGATATTCTCACATTGTACACAACGCGCTATAATGAAGCATTGCAACAACTTGGACAGTTGGGCGATGGAAGAAACAAGCGCGATAACTACAGAGATGGAACGCCAAGGATTGAAATGTAATGTTTGAAGCCATAACAATGGATGTGCCGGAAAGCCCAATAGTAACTGTTGGGACTACAAGCAATAGGGGCATGTCCCCGGAAGAGGTTGCGCGTTTATGCGTTGACAAGCTGATGTCTGTGTCTGATACGGCACCGCCAGCTATTAAAGATCAGGCTCAAGCTTTTAAGTCTGATATGGAAAAGGTGGTAGCCTATTATATGCGGCAAGCTATCAAGAGCGACAGAACTACCATTTACAACAAACTGATGGATGCAAGTCATCCTGAACTTGCCGAAGCGATAAGGAGACTTTGACATGGCAATCACACAAGCAATGTGTACTTCCTTCAAAAAAGAACTGATGGAAGCTAAACACAATTTTTTAGCCTCTGGCGGCAATACATTTAAGTTAGCTCTGTATACTAGCAGCGCTACCCTAGACGCCACCACAACGGCTTATACGGTCACTAACGAGGCATCTGGCACAGGTTATACTGCTGGTGGTGCTGCGTTGACTAACATTGACCCAACAACATCAGGAACAACAGCGTTCACTGACTTTGCTGACCTTACATTTAGCACAGCAACAATTACTGCTCGCGGCGCATTAATTTATAATGACACCGCTGCTGGCGATCCGTCTGTAATTGTGTTGGACTTTGGCGCAGACAAAACATCAACCGCTGGTGATTTTACAATTTCGTTCCCAACTGCTGACGCATCTAACGCAATCATTCGTATTGCCTAATAGGTATTAGGCATGTCTAGCATTACCGGATGGGGTAGAGGCACTTGGGGTGAAGGCCCGTGGGGTGAAGCTGCCCCCGTAGTCGTAACTGGTGAATCTGCCACTGGTGCCGTAGGTAGCGTATCCGTATCTGGTGATGCTAACTTATCGGTTACTGGCGAGTCAGCCACAGGCGCTGTTGGGTCTGTAGTTGTATCCGCTGATGCTAATGTTCCAGTAACTGGCGAGCAGGCTGTATCTGGAATTGGATC